CAAAAAAGGTAGGGGTCATCCTATCGCGCTTAGAACTATTGCATTGAGTGCAGCAAGCCACCATATTAGAAGCTTCATCAGTGCCACCCTTGCTAATTGGTATCAAGTGATCAACTGTATTGGCTTCTTGTCCGCAATAGTGGCAAGTGTTGTAATCTCTTTGTAAGACTTGCAATCTAGTTCTTTGGTAATAGGTTGAGTTATATCTTCTACTCAATGCCAGCCCCAAGTCTCAAGGTGATGAAGTGCATCGCAAGCATCTTTATATCTATGTCTTAAATATTTAATATGCGCATCTATTTGCTTCTTTGGGCTAAGGTCTTTATACCAAGTAGAACGCATCTGACCAAGGCCGTAGTGAGATCCATTGCGAGCCTTTGGATTCCATCTACTCTCTTTATAAATTAACCAGTTATAACACTGAAATTCTGACCAATCCATTTTATTGTAAGCATAGAGTTTAAGATTCATATCTGCTTTTGATGATTCAACAGATAGAAGCTGAAAGGCCAGTAGCATCAGCGAAAGGCAATAGGCTGCCCCTACGCTTCGGCTACGGGCTGCCTTCGGGCCCCGCCTTAGACGGAGTGTAATGGGCTTGTCAAGTAGGCTAACATAAGTGCTGTTCAGAGCCATATTTACCATCTACTCCAATCGATTCCCAATTATCTATCTGATCATCTATTGTTCTATATATTGGATAAATATCGTTAATCATCTAACCCTTCAGCTGCTTTATAAAGCACATAACCACCTAACAGGATAAGGGCTATACAAAACCAAATCATCCTTCTAACTCCCATATCTTCTTAAATTCTAACTGGCCTGATTGAAACGCGTTTTTCAGCGTTTCTTTGCCATCACTGTGGAACTTGGTCATTAGATAAGGCTCTGACTGACTGCCTTCTAACCAATCAATTACTTCACCATTTGGATCAATAACCATAGCGTCCAGATAATTGAATTTATCCAATATCGCATCAACTGATGACTCTCTTACTGATTCAACTATTTCGCTTGGAATATTAGTTTTAACCCAATCAACAAATCGCTTATCTGACTTGATAACCCACTTAAATTTAGGCTTAGTAGTAGTTACATAGGCGATAACATCATCGCCATATTCAGCCTTGACCCTATCTGCTCCAATAGCGTTCATTTCGGCCTGTAAAGCAGCTCTCAGCCTATCCTTGGCCTTCTTAGCCTCATCAGCTATTAGGCTGACTGCCGCTAATTCCAGACTCAGTTCCTTGATTCCCATTCCTGCGCTCCCTTTCTTTAGCTCTTCTTAACCTAGTTTCAAGCGATTCTAGGTTGATACCGCAATCTTTTGCAATGAACTCTTTATCAAATCCCCATTCCATCAGCTGACGGATATATCTAATAGAATGGGGTTTGCTCATTTGTCCTTCCCTGCCCAGCCTTCGCCTTTAAAGTGGATTGGATTCGGTCTCCAGACTCTCCACATTGCAACGCTGCAATTATCGCAGATTACTTCACTTCTTAAAGTAATTGGCTGATATTCATCTTTGGTCGCTTCACATTTATCGCAGCGATATTCATAAAGCGGCATTATAAGGTCTTTCTTTTGTCTCATTACCAGTCCAATAGCGTTCTGATATTTCTTCCAATCCAGCAGCTAATCTGCATATTCGACACTTTGCTGCCTTCATCTTCCATTTACCACATTGGTCGCATCGGACAATATCGTCCTCTTTGGCGGTTACGCGATCTGATGGATAAATGATTCTTTGCATAAAACACCTTTGGCACTCAACTAGCCAAACTTCCTCAGGTGCTTCAGCAATATCTGTTGAATCGTATTTACGCAACTCAATATGCGGAGTAACTAGCTTGCAATTTGAGCAGATAAATGGATGAGCATCTTGCTTCATTTCTGAAAGACCCAATGCCCATCTGAACCAATACGCATCCATTTAGCAGGATGACCAGATTTAGGTGTTGGACATACCCAGCCCCTATATTCTTTGCCTTCTTTAGTGCCAGTCTTTAGCACCATTGGACCATCGCCACCAGAGCAAAGCGGTATTTCATCAATTATTTCAGCACCTAATTGATTTGCGATTGCACTTACATCCCAGACAATTGGCTCAGGGTCATTAGGGCGTTGCTCTTTTATGAATTCCGCAAGAGCTGGCCTAGTCGTTTCAATTGCCTTCTTTGGGCTCGGTTTAGTCTTAGCGAAGTATCCAGCGAGGTTAAGTGCGCGTCCCAACGATCCAGTTTCCGCAAGCTCGAGTGCATATTGCTTGGATTTAGACTCACTGGATAAACCTGTAGTCCAAGGATGTGCGTCAGCTTCAGTGCGATATAACTCAGTTTTAATGATATAGACATCACAATTAGCCACAAGCGACTCCGCCAAGATATGAGTCTTGATTCGATAATCTGGATAAGCATTTATAAACTCCTTTAATCGGTCTTGCACTGAAACATAATCATCAAGGTAATTCGACATCTAACTTCTCTCTCCCTGCGAAATCACTTATCGCATCATCTAACTGTTCTTTTAATGAATAAAATGTGCCATCTGGCCAGTTCTGTGCTTCATCCGCGCAAGGTTGGCAATAGAACCTAACCTGTGCTTTGCGAAGCGGTGTCTCGCTTTGGACTTTCCAAACTGCTGGTGTCATAGCTCTTAAATCCCAGCCATTTTTATTTTGTCCCCAGCGATATTTGCAGTAATCGCAGTATTGATTCGTATTATGATTGCGAGTCAGACTCAATGTCATCCCAATCTTCTGGTGTAGAAAATCTGCATCGACCCAAGATAGCGGCGTATCCAATGAGATCGAGATACGAATCCTCGCGCTCTGGACTTTCCACCATTCGGCTGAGTTTTGTTGCAATAGCAATAAGTGCCAATTCAGATGGGTCTCTGAGCTGAATACCGAGAGCTCGCGAGATTTTGTAAATGCGTAGAAAATTGTGCCTCGGGTCTCCATACTCAATCCCTCGGTCGAATAAGGTAGCACCAGCTTCTTCAAGCCATTCACTTAACGATTTCTGTGAATCGGACACTTGACCTTCCTCTCTTATAACCTTCATTAAAGGCTTTGGCTTTAGATGAGTTCCAAAGACTCCAGATATAAAGGCCGATAAATGGAACTCCAATGATTATTGCTGCAACTGCTTCATCAGATAAATTAGGCAACATCTGCATTCACCCCATATTTATCTAACCAATATGCAGAGATTTCAGCCTTAGATAATCTGCCTCTAAGCTGCTTTTTACCCATTCGCTCTTTAGCGAATCGTCTTATTATTGATCCCTTAACCCAATTTGTCTCATCAGTCCAAGCCCCTGCTTGAGAATCAAATCGAATAAGAGCTACTTTATTTATCATTTATGCTCCCGTTCTGTAATCCCTAAATGGATTTACGGGTTAAATCTATTTGATTAAATCTATTTAGACAAGTAGCAGCTCGGCGTGGCGAATATCTAAGAAGCCAGCCAGTCGTTCATTTGTGGCTTTATTGGCAAAATCGGTAGTGATGGGCAACCGCTTTAAAGCCCATTCAGGCTCGATTACAGCCCCTAAGTCGAATTGGTATATCCCTTTAGGTGTCGAATTAATATAAAGGGTCCTAGCGCCCGTTCTACCCCTTATATCGGCCAAATAATCCCACTTCTTCTTCTCAATTATCAAAGTATCGTAGTGGGTCCTGCGGCATTTGAGCTCAATATAGGAATCGCTGGTAATGCCATCTGCTCGGTCGGTCGCTGAAAGGGGCGTTAAGTCTGGGTAAAGCGACTTAAGAGCCTCAAAGAGTTCAACCTCTCGAAAGTAGATTAGTTGTCCTCTTCTCCATCTTCCCAACCAATCTTCTTAATTGGGTCATCGGCAGGAACTATCCAATCGGGATAAGAGCTACGATCCATAGCAAAAGCAAGCGAAGTGCCTTCGTCCATTCCTGCTCTGCGACAGGCTTTATAAACTTCATTAGCAGCAATAGCCCAGAAATCAAGCTTTGTTAATGGGGTTTCTTTAGTAGTCCTGCGTCTTTTCGGACGCTTGACTGGCTTCTTACTTACGCGCTTTCGCGTTGCCATTTCGGACTCCCTTCGCTAGGGCTAATTCTAGCTGAGACTCCATCTTATCAAGGCGCGACACTATGGGGATATTTTCCAATTTAATTATGTAGCGAAGGCCAGCAATCAGCAAGGCTATTGAGCCTAAGACTGAAGCTACTAAGGTGGCCAATTCAGCCGCTGGCATTAACGGACTTTACCGTAACGCTCATAGTTGGGGTTGAGCCAGTTGATGATGCTAGGCAAGACTGATACCAGAGCTGCATTGGCAATTGCATCGACATCTAGGCCCACTGCTAGATAAGTCGCTAGTGCCGTTGCTAGGAATGTCTTGGCCCAGCTCTCTGCCATCTTCTTTAAATCGCTCATTAGCTTCTCCTTCGAGGTTGAAATAACTGCCATCTTTGTCTCCCAAAGTTGTAAATGAAATATGAAAATGCGATCGGTGAGGGTTAGCGCCTTTATAAGTTCTGCGTTTCCATCCCAGTATCGGACTCATAATCTTTCCATCAAAAATAATGTAAGCAATTCGCTTATCGCCTTTCTTGGCTAATTTGCGAATCTTCTCAACTAGCGCGTAAGCCTCTTCTTTGTGAGCTGATAGATCAGCATCAATATCTAAAGCTCTAACGATTCCTGACTTAGGGTCTGGTATATGGTCAGAAGTGCCTTTTGCAAGATGCCTAGCGTCAGCAATCCAGCCATCAGATTTCCTATCGCGATCAGGATAATCGTCATCTATTTGCTCCCGAAGCTGAATTCCTGCTGCGCATAATTTAGGCATTATCTTTATAGATTGTGCTACAAGCCGAGGGCAGATTTAAGATCATCAACGCTTAAACCTACGCTGGCTAACTTGTCTTCTACTGTTGCTTCTGGCTCAACATAATCTTTAGCCGCTTCTAGTATTTCTTGCATTGTAGGCTGAGGCTCAGGATTTTCCCATAAAATTATTTTTTCACCGCTTGCAACCCAACCAGAATTGAAGCCTAATTGTAAAAGACCCTCTACTATTTTTTTATGACTCATTTATGCACCTATTTCCATTAAAATAATTGTCGCTGCTGTGCCGTATCTTTGAACAACTGCCGTGCCTGCTGCTGCTTCATTACAAAATTTCGTTTTGTAGGTTGTCGCACTTGTTGTTGCTGGATCGTCTAAATAAACATAGTTGAAGCATTGTGCATCAACACCGTTTCCACTTGCTCTTCCAAATCTCTGTGGAACGCTACCATCTAATATTTGAGTCGCGCCTCTAAATAATTGCAAATTACCGATAGGGCTGCCCGACCCATAACAACCAATAGTGAAATGATTAACCATAACCAAGATTTTTGATGTGGCTAAGGTTGGCGTTATAGTTCCGCTCAACCCTGTGTCTATAAAAGTTGCCGTTGTTGATGTTGTTTCAACTGCATAAGTTGCCTGAACAACCTGCAACACTTTTCCACCACTAGCGGGCGTAGCCCACTTTAAGCCTGTGGAAGTTGTTGAGTCAGCAGTTAAAACTTGGCCATTTGTGCCAACTGCCAATCTAGCAGGAGTATCAGCGGCGGTGGCACTAATCAAATCACCTTTAGCATCAACAATTGCGTTTTGAATTGCATTGGAATCATCTTGAGCAACCCAGCTAAAATCTAAATCTGTATTTGAAGCCTTGCTTAATACTTGTCCAGTTGTCCCACCCTTTAAATCAATAAATGAAGTATCGATCCCATTGCCAAGGGTTCTAATGGCAGCTGCGCCATCTTTGACTAGATCAGTATCAGCTGGAGTTGTCCAGCCAAAGTTTGTTGTTGTTGGCATATTTTCTCCTTATGCAACTATTGTAGCGTTGAGCCAGTCCAAAGTCGGGCTTATTGTATTCCAATACTCAGTCGCTGGGACTGAATTCCATCTAAACGCCTGAAGGCTAAAAGCGATAGGCGAAACATTTAGGGTTAAGTTTAGCTGATTGAGGCTTGCCGTCCAACTCCAACCTTCGACAAAACCTTGAAATTCCCCACCGACCATATTGGCTGGCAAATTGATGATGTTAAGAGGCTGGCCCATAAATACGCCAAGAAGGTTATCTCGGTCTGAATTGTCGATTTCACCGCTTGCTATGGGAAAGGTAATTTGTCTTAGAGCGAATTGAGGGTAAGCGCGGATGAGTAGATAGAAGGCTGCTTGCGCCGTAGCATCAGCTTGGTTTCGAAGTGTGGTCGATATGGTAGAAGCTAAAAGCCCATATTCAGATATTGACGCTAAATCTTCATCTGTTACTTCTGCCCCTGAAGTGCCATATCCAACAGTTATAGAATTTCTAACATCTCCAGCTCTTTTAAGAATTGAAAGTCCAGGCCCAATTGAATGGTTGCCATCTAAATCGACATAACCGTTAGTTGCTAGATATTGCGATCTATGCGTTGAATCTGCATAACCAATTCGGCCCTGATTATCCTCGTATAAATATCCAAGTCCGCTAGTGGCAAAGCGAGAAGCAAGGTTATAAACTGTATCGTTTAAATTGTTTTCTGAATGAAGCTCGTAATCCCCCGGAGTATCAATCTCACCTAATCCGCTATTTTCCGCGTCCTGCCATTGAGTAGTTGGGTCATAGCCATTCCAAGTCTCACCAGCTGGAACTCCATTCCATTGGTCAAATAATACTGTGCTAAGAAGTTCTTCAATGCGGTCTCCATCAAATTGATGGGCAAAATTGCCTGTATAAACGGCGCGATTAAGTCGGGCTAAAGCTCCAACGGCGGTTATTTGAATTCTCTGGCTAATTGCAGTTGAGCCAGAAGTCTGAACTGTTATACCTAAATCAGTTATAAAACCGCCAAACAGATTTACATAAGTGGCAGTTGAATCTTTAACCTCGATAGTAACTGCGTCATTAATCTCAAACGGAACTGATGCCTCTGCAGTTTCAATTAAAGTAAGACTGCAATAGCCAGCAAGAGGCTGCGAGTAAATATCATTACGACCTAAGCTAATGGAAAGTCCGCTAAGGGTTGCGCTAGTAACCGTAGAGCCATTGACCTTAACTCGATAGACGGGACTCCAAGCGGTCATATTGTTAAGGTATCTAGCGAGCCAGTCCTGCGCTGACTTTCATTTAAAGCTTCTATAACTGATCTAGTAAAACCTTCAGAATCAATTGCCGATGGAGCATTAACATTTATAGTAATTTCTTGATTAGCAGTGCTAGTAGTTGTAATACCATCTTTACGGTCTTGAATCCGCTGGCGAATAGCAGCCGTTTCTTCTTCTAGTTGCCTTCTTCTGGCAATTGCATCTAAATATTGTTGGCTGGGAACAAATGGAATAGTAGGAGCAAATGGATTAGTAAAATTGGCTGCTCCAGTATTATCGGTAGAATCATCTCCAGTTGTTAGAAAACTGGCATTGCCAAAACCTGCACCTGTAATAAAATCTTTTAAATTGCCTAGACCCTTGCTTAAAGGATTATTTTTAATAAAATCAACAAATTTTTTGTAACCGTCATATAAATCTTTAAAGAAATTGACTGCTTTGCCTACGATATTAACCAAAGTAGTAAAAGTAGTTACTATTCCTGTTACGGCAGTTTTAAGAGCACCCGTCAGAATTGGGACGATATATTTATTCAAGAAATTCCAAATAGCAGTAAATTCTTCTTTATTTTCATCAAGGGCTTTTGTTAGCGGTTCAAATTTCTTTCTTATTGACTCAATTGCTGGAGCAAGATTGTTATTAAATTTATCTAGCAAATTGGTCAAAATTGGAAGTAATCTAGCTCCTACTGATTCTTTAGCTTCATCAAAAGCCACTTGTAATCTTGCGACTTTTCCGCTAAAAGTATCTGCTTGAATTGAAGCCTGTCCGCCAAAGGTTTCGGCTAATTGGGCCGTTACATCATCAAAGCTCATCGATTTAAGTTCGGCGGATGATAATCCGATACCTAAACGACTTAGAGCTGAGGTATTGCCATCGTAGGCCCTAGCTAATGATTGGCTTACTGCGTCTAGGTCTTTGCCTGAACCTGCAGCTATATCTAGAGCTAATGTCTGTAATTTCTGGGCTTTTTCGACATCATTTGTAGCTCTAACCAATTTTTCAAAAGAAGGTCTTAACTTATCATCGGCAACGCCAGTTGCCAAAGACATTTTTAAAATCTGATCTTCAACTGCTTTAATTTGTTCTCTAGTTGCCCCAGTTGTATTTTCAAGCGTAGTAGCTAACTTGGCTTGAGCCTTTTCATCTTCAATCGCAGCCTTGACGCCATCAACTAATAACTTGCCAGCGTAGGCTGCTGCAGCTGCTGCTGCGACTGCAAAGGCCGCTGCTGCCTTCTTACCAAATTCACCTAACTTGTCGCCAAAACTCTTTACTTCCTGCTCACCTTGGCCAAGTTTTTTCTTAAGATCATCAACATCAGCAAGGATAGATAACTTAAGCGTTCTATTACCAGCCATTTGTTATCCCCATTTCTTTAAGATTGTAGCAAAAGCTTCTTCCCACTTTCGCACTAATTCAGGCTGAATTTTGCGAAGTGTCGGGTAGATGAAGTAGCCAGAATTGCCGCGTCCGCGATTGGGAGTTCTTCTGGGGAACTGGCGATAGCGGTTACTTCCAAATTCAAGACCTGCCCAGAGCTTCTGCGTTGTTGCGCCACCAGAAAACCTTTGAGATGCAAAGCCATATGAGAATTCACCGATTTTGGATGATTTGCTAATTCTGACGCCTTCGGCAACTCTCCGAACACCAGCACTCGCGACCGTTCGTCCCATCGCGGTAACTTTGATTTGATTGGCGGCGTAGGTTGCAAGAGCGCTACTTTCAGTTCTTGCTTCTTGAACTGCTTGGTCATCCATTGCTTTAAAGGCTTTGAGAATACCTGATAGCTCAGCGCGATCATAAGTAATCGGATCACTTGCCACCGTTTCTCTCCTTCAATATCTCCAAAGCAGTAAGGACATCTTCCGCATCATCCCAATATTGTTTGGGAATTCGCGTCTCGATTGCCAGAAGCGTTAGAAGGTAATTTATGCTTCCAGCGGTATGGCTTTTGGGTCTTGGTTACTCACATCAATATCAGCAACAGTTTCCATCCATACATCGAAAGATTTAACTGGCTTACCAGCCGATTCGCGTTTCATTGCGTTATAAGCCAGAAACATAATGTCCCAGACACCGCCTAATTCGCCAATCGTCTTGCCAGTTGCCTTCTCCCATTTAGCATACTCAGGCGGTTGGGCAATGTAAGTTGCTTGCTCGCCTGAGTTATATGTAATTGTAATTTGTGATTTCATAGCTCCCGATGCTCCGATCTCTTAGCTAAAGGTCTCTGTAGGTGTTCCAACGACCGTCATCGTCCAAGTGTCGGTAAGTGCTCCGGGGGCAGCTCCACCAGCAGTTGGAAAGATTGGCAATACATTGAAAGCAAATACTGCGCCAGTTACGGCAGTAAATGAAACTGCAAGTGTTGTGTTAGGTGCTGACTCAGCATCTGCCCACATTGCCTCGAATAGCGAGCTAGCAGCTCCCCAATCCTGTAGCAATTCGATTGTGAAAGTCCATTGCTTATCAACGGACTTATAAGCGCGACCATCAAGAGTTTGATAGGTCTCGATGATTGTTTCGCAGCTTAATACCGCGCTTGTTGCTTGGGCGTCGTAGCTAGCGCTATCGAGTGTAAAAGTTACATCGCGCCCAGTTATTACTGTTGTTGGCATTTGGGTCTCCTATGCGGTTTGCTCGTAGCGGACGCTCAAGCGTATATCTGAAACTAGCAGGGTTGTAGTTCCTACTTCTGTTACCGAAGGTCTTTCGACTATTGATAACTCATACTTGGAAGCGTTTAGCGCCCCAAGAATACTGATGATTAATTGCTCTAGATTATCAAGAGCAGCGGCGTTGCTGAAATACGCAACGCAGGCAGTTATGGTGTAATTTAATTTAACGCGAGTAGTTGATTTGCCTAAGACTTCAAACTCCATATAGGGCGAGTCTGGGATAATTACAATTGCTGGAACTATTGGCGCTTCTGGAACTGAGTCATAGATATTAGCGGTGCATCCTGCTAGAGCAGTTTTAATCGCGCCTCTAACATCTGTTGCAATTGTTGATGCAGGCATTAGCCCACCATAGTTTCAACATCGAGATAAGGACCAAGCAAGCCAGTTACTTTGGCAAGTAAATTCTTAGATAGGCGGTAAGGAGTAACTGCAAAATCTACGCCTTCGATTGATCCGCCAGCGGCGGTTCTGGATTGGAAGATTTCAACGGAGATAGCCAAAATAGCAGCTTCAGCATTGGGGTTTCCGACATAGGTCGATAATCCAGATAGCGCAGCGTTTCCTGCTGGGATGATATTTTTTTCCAATATGTCTGCATTGGTGATTGCGACGGCAAATTCATATTCTGATAATCCATCTGCTAAAACTGTGTGAGTGCCATTAAAAGGTGCGCCGCATCCTGTAATTACTACTGATTGGCCTTCAGTAAATTCGTGAATTGTTGCGGTAATAAAGTAAGCAATATTATCTTCAAGTCTGACTTTATTAATTTTGCTTTGGAAAGTAACTAGCATTGGCAAAACTAGATTCTCTGAAGCATCTACTATGTCGCCAAGATAAGCGTCTGAATATAGGGATGACGAAACGCCAAGAATCGTCCTAAGCTCTGCAGCCGTAACTATTGTAGGCATTTCGTCATCCTTTCAAGCAGTTAGGTGAGAAGCCAGCTCGGGAGCGGACTGGCCCTCACTATTTTGAATTTACTATGCAACCTTCCATAGATAAGCGCCAGCGCCAACTTTCGGGGCGATGGCTGCATAGCCGTAATAGGCCACCTTGACTTGGCCAGTTGCAACTGTATCGACCTGAAGGCGGAAGCGGCTTGACTCAAAGAAAGTATATGACTCTGGATTAACAACAATTAGAGTGTTGTCGCCAGTTCCATCAAGTCCTGCATCAACATAGAAATCAAGACCTAGTGTATTTCCGCGAATTGAAGTTGGAGAAACTCCGCCACCGCGATTCTGTGGATTGATTAGGTTGGTATAAAGAGGCAAGTTATTGCCATCTACTAAATTCATAATTGCACCCCATTGGGCTGGCGAAGCAAGAATGTTTTGCGCAAATCCAAAAGTATTTGAATAAATGCTAACGGCAGCATCCGAGATAAAATCTTGGAAATTAACATTAGACATTGTGCGATTTCCGCCATCAGTTCCGCTTGCTGCAAGTTGTGTTAAAAC